CGGCGGCAACGTACAGACCATGTACGCGGGCGGTTCCCAACCGCACAATAATATGCCACCCTACTTGACTGTCTTCATGTGGGAGCGTGTAAGCTAAGCACAAAAGTAGTCAGGTTTGATAAAAGTTTTTACCATTTTTACCGATTTGTGTTGCGGTTTGCGAAAAATGGGTGTATAGTGATTAGCATACGAGGTGAGCACAAAAGAGCACACCGTGAGCACAAAAGAGGAGGTGCAATGAATGTATCGGAATCTGAAAGCCGAGATAGCAAGAACTGGCATGACAAGTGCCGAGTGCGCTGAGATCGTCGGCGTAAGCTTGGCGACCTTCTACCGGCTGTTGAATGGCGTGGCTGAATGGAAGCTAGGCGAGATGCTCCAAATGAGCACGGCAATAGCACAACACAATGGGCACGCCGGGCTTGACTACCTCTTTGGAGGTGGTGCAGATGGAACGACATAAACCGACGAAGGAGCATCTGGCGGCACTCTATGACCTGATAAACGAGTTGCTACCGAATGCGCCGATCTACTACACACCAGAAGAATTAAAAGAATTGCCGACCAAGGAAGGAATAGAAACATTATGAGTATGTCAATCTACGATATCGATTCAGCCATCACCGCGCTAATCGACAATGAGACTGGGGAAGTGACCGACGAGGAAGCCTTCGATGCTTTGCAGATGGAGCGGGATAAGAAGGTGGAGAACATCGGCCTTTATTTCAAGGATTTGACGGCTGAAGCGAAGGCCATCAAGGAAGAGGAAGCAAGTCTCGCTGCACGGCGCAAGGCGGTGGAGAATAAGGCCGAGCGCCTGAAGCACCTGCTGAATTATGCGCTGAATGGCGACAAATTCAGCACCCCCCGACTGAAGGTGTCCTACCGCAAGTCATCCACTGTCGAGCTTGCCGAAGGCTTCACCGACTGGGCTGAGGTACACGCCGACGATCTGCTGACGTACTTGGAGCCGAAGCCTAATAAGACGCTTATCAAGGCGGCTATCAAGGATGGCCGAGTGCCTGAAAATCTCGCCACTATCGAAACGCACGAGAATATCTCGATCAAGTGAGGTGATATAGGCAATGTCCGAGAAATTAACCAAGGCACTCGGTGAAATCCAGTACAAGCTCAAGGCACCTAAAGGACAGACCAACACGTTCGGTCACTACAATTACCGGAGCTGTGAGGACATTCTGGAAGCCGTGAAGCCGCTACTGCATGAAGCCGGGTTGACGCTGATACTGAGCGACGACGTTATCTTAGTCGGCAACCGTATCTACGTGAAGGCTACCGCCACAGTCACTGACGGCACGGATAGCGTGAGCAACACGGCACTCGCAAGGGAAGCTGAGACGAAGAAGGGCATGGACGATTCGCAGATCACCGGCACAGCGTCCAGCTACGCACGGAAATACGCCTTGAATGGGCTGTTTTGCATTGATGATACGCGGGACGCTGATACGGATGAATATCAGCGTAGAACGCGATCCAAGCAGTCTCAGAGCGTCACCTGCGAATTGTGCCACCAGCCTATCAAGCCGATGGCTAAGCGTGGCGGCGGTGAAATGTCGCCGGAAGCCGTGGCGAAATGGACTAGGGCGAAGACTGGAATTGCCGTGTGCGGCGACTGCTACAAGCAGCGCGAGGCAAAACAAACGAACGGAGGAAATGAGTAATGGAAACTGAATTTGGACAATATGTCACGATCCCGCAAAAAGAGTATGCGGCACTGCTGGAATCCAAGGCCGACAACGCAATGTTGAAGGGCATGATCAAGGCGGCTGCTGTGCTGAGCTTTGACGGTACTCGACTGATTATCGATCAGGGCACGGAAGAGACGTTGCTCAAGTATGTTTTGAAGGACGGTTACAGCGCGACCATGCAGGCGCTGAAGGGTGAAAGGAACTGATGATGGCTGACATTAACACTTGCACTTTTACCGGGCGGCTCGGTAGTGACGTGGAGCTGAAGCAGACGCAGAGCGGTAAGAGCGTGGCTCGGTTCAGGCTCGCTGTCAACGGCTACAAGCAAGACGATACCTCATGGCTTGATTTCGAGGCATGGGGGAAGACTGCGGAGACTCTGGCGCAGTATCGCCACAAGGGCGATACGGTGGGCTTGACGGCTCACGCGGTAGTGGACACATGGGAGAAGGACGGGCAGAAGCACAGTCGTGTGAAGTTCGTCGTGGATAATCTGCCGCTCAACGCCGGGGCTTGCAGGCATCAGGGGGATCAGGCTCAGACCACACAGGCTCAAAACACCTATGGGGCTGTTGGGGATCCGTGGGGTGAACCCGCATTCTAACAGTGGGCGGCATTAATGGCGGGGACGGTGAATACTCAAAGCCGTTCCCGCCATCTGCCAAATTCAACACAGTAACACAGGAGGTATACAGATGAAGATCACACTCGATAAAGGCGCTCACATGCCGGGACGTGCCCACGATACTGACGCGGGAATCGACATCAGGGCCATTGGCGAACACGTTATCCCGGCTTATGGTTCGCGGGTAATCAAGACTGGCGTACACGTGCAATTGCCGCACGGTTATGCTGGGCTTTTCGTGAGCAAGAGCGGTTTGAACGTCAAGCAGAATATCACTTCTACTGGATTGATCGATGAAGGCTATACCGGTGAGCTTATCGTCAAGCTCTACAATCATGGGCGCTCCGCCTACACGGTGCATGATGGGGATAAGATCACCCAGCTTGTCATTATCCCAGTTGCTTACGAACCACTTGAAGTGGTTGAAGATCTGGACGATTCGGAGCGTGGCGCTGGCGGATTCGGGAGCACCGGGAGGTGAGCTTATGCCTAGCAAGTACCATGCGAGGAAAACCGTCGTGGACGGTATCACCTTCGATAGCAAGCGCGAAGCCAAGCGGTATGGTGAGCTGAAGATCTTGGAGCGTGCTGGAGCCATCAAGGGCTTGCAGCGGCAGGTGCGGTACGAGTTGATCCCGGCTTTCGACGTTGACGGCAAACATTACAGGCCGACAGTGTACATTGCAGATTTTACCTATACCGATGCCAAGACTGGCGAGGAAATCGTGGAAGACTGCAAGGGATACCGCACGGATATCTACCGTCTGAAATCTAAGATATTCGCCCACAAATACGGCGTGGTTATCTTGGAGACGTGATATTATAGATATACGCCATGTTAGTACTGTGCCCATCTAACAGGGCAATAGCTTAACATGGGGTAACCCCGTTAATTCGGACTATGGCACAGATAGTCCGGGTTAGCGGGATTTTTATTACCCAGAGGTGATTCTGATGGAAGCCAAAAGAGACTTCAAAGGCGTATGGATACCACGAGAAGTGTGGCTTGACAAAAGGCTAAGCGCACTTGACAAAGTGATCCTTACCGAGATTGATAGCCTTGATCAAGGCGACAACGGCTGCTATGCGTCTAACCAGCATCTAGCGGAATTCTGCCAATGCTCCGAACGCAAGGTATCCGACGCTGTGACCAAGCTGATTAAATGCGGATATGTCAGCGTTGCCAGCTTCGACGGCAGGAAGCGGACACTGCGCAGTAATCTCTCAAACGTGCGAGGCAGACTAGAAAAAAGTGCGAGGCAGGATAGCAAAAACTGCGAGGCAGAATCGCAAAATCTGCTACAAAGTAATACATATAGAAAAACATCTACTAATACAGATAAAGCTATATATGCCGAGATTATCGATTACCTGAATCAGAAAGCCGGCACTAGGTACCGGGCTACTACATCTAGCACTCGTAAGCACATCAAAGCTAGGATAGCTGAAGGATTCACAGTTGAAGACTTCAAAACGGTAATCGATAAGAAATGCGCCGAGTGGCTGGGTAACTCGAAGATGGAGCAATATCTGCGTCCTGAGACGCTGTTCGGCACGAAATTCGAGGGGTATCTCAATGCCAAGCCTCAGCGAGCGCAGCAAGGCAAAACACAAGCGGAGATCTGGGGATTCACACCAGAGCAAAAAGCAGAAGACGAAAAACTGACCAACGAAATATTCTCACTGTAAAGGAGCGGGTGAAATGGACATGAGTGGGATCGAGGGAATCGTGAAAGCAGCGAGTGCGATCAATGGAATGCAGGAAGGCGACTACAGGGGA